CCGCACCGCGGCCGGGTTCCGTGATGTCGACGGGCGGCTCCGCGACATGCACGGCCGGTTCGCGACGGCGGCCGGGAGCGTCCAGCAGTCGTCGTCGAAGGCAGACCGGGCCATGGTCGACATGCGGGCGACGATGCTGTCCCTCGCCCCGGCCGCTGTCCCGGTCGCTGCCTCCCTCGCTCCGATCGCGGTGCATGCGGGCGCGGCCGGGCTGGCGGTCGCGGCGTTCGGCGCTGCGGTGATCCCGCAGATCGGGAATCTGAAGGACGCGGCCGGCGCGCAGGACAAGTACACGCAGGCCGTCACGAAATACGGGGCGCAGTCGAAGCAGGCTGCGTCGGCGCAGCAGTTCGTTGCTGACTCGTTGGCGTCGATGCCTGCGGCGACGCAGCGGGCGTCTGCCGCATACTCGAATTTGGGTGACAAGTTCCGGGCGTTTTCCGACAGCAACGCCAAGTTCACGATGGCGCCAGTCGAGAAGTCGTTCGCGGTGCTGGGGCAGATCATCCCGAAGCTCACCCCGATGGTCCGCAGCACCTCGACGCAGTTGGACCGGCTGGTGACCGTCGCGGGCGGCGCGATCAACACGTCCGGGTTCGACGCCTTGTCGAAGAAGGTCGGCGACTTCGCGAACTCGTCACTGAAGAACGCGACGGACGGCGCGATCCACTTCATGCGGGTCATGTCGGAGGGGAAGTCATCCGGGCCGATCGCGAGCTTCTTCGCCTACGCCAAAGCGCAAGGGCCGGCCGTCAAGGAACTACTGACGAACGTGGCGAAGGCTGTCAGTAACCTGTTGCAGGGTGCGTCGCAGGCGGGCCCGGGGATGCTGTCGTTGGTCAACGCGTTCGCGAAGCTGGTCGCGGCGGTGCCTCCGTCGCTGATCGGCAACCTGATGCAGGTGTACGCGGCGTTCAAGCTGATCAAGCTGGCGGGTGCGGGGATCGGCGTGGCAGCGGAGGGCATCACCTCCCTCCGGACAGCTATCACGGGGCTGACTGCGGCGTCGGCTGCGGCGGGCGGCGGGATGGCGGGCCTGCGGGCCGCGTTCATGTCGCTGGGGACTGCGGCAAAAGCAGGCGTGATCGTCGCGGGGATCGCTGCCGTCGCGGTGGTGTTCTCGAAACTCTCGGACATGGGGAAGAAAGCACCTCCGGACGTCGACCGGATGACGACGGCGCTCACGAATCTTGCCCGTACAGGCAAGGTGTCCGGGGAGGCTGCACGCTCCTACGGTAAGGATCTGAGCGGTCTCGGCGACTCGCTGCGCACCCTGTCCCGGCCGTCGAACTTGGACAAGACCCAGCAATTCCTCACCAGCCTCGTCGGCATGGACTCCACCCCGGTGAAGAAGGCCAAGGAGGACTTCGACGGCCTCGACAAGACGCTCGCGGGCATGGTCAAGGGCGGCAAAGCCGACATGGCCAAGCAGGCTCTTGAGGACACGATCAAGAGCCTGAAGAAGCAGGGGTTCACCTCGAAGGAGGTGACGGCGCAGCTCGACGACTACAAGTCCGCACTCGCCGATCAGGCGCTGGAAGCGAAGCTCACCGCCGAGTCGCAGGGCCTGTTCGGGCAGGCGGCGCAGGACACGGCCGCGAAGCTGGACTCGCAGAAAGCATCGGCCGACGGGCTGCGCGGCGCAATCCAGGCTCTCAACGATGTCCAGCGCCAGGGCCTCGGCGGCATGATCGGGTTTGAGTCGGCGATCGACGCGGCATCGAAGGCGGCGAAGGACAACGCGGGCGCCCTCACGATGAACCACGGGGTCCTCGACCTCAACAGCGAGAAGGCCCGCAACGCGGCCAGCGCGTTGCAGGACCTCGCGGATAAAACGGACGGCGCGGCCACGTCCGCGCGGGAGTCCGGCTCGTCGTGGGAGACCGTCAACGGGATCTACTCCAGGGGCCGCTCCGAGCTCGTCAAGTCCGCGCGGGCCATGGGCCTGACCAAAGCGGAGGCCGGTCAGCTCGCCGACCAGATCCTGCGGATTCCGGACAAGAAGTCGACGAAGCTGGAGATGCGGACCGAGGACGCGGTCGCCGGCCTCGACTCGGTGTTGTCCGCGCTGAAGAAGACTCCGAATGCGAAGAGTGTCAAGGTCAGCGCGCTCACGGACGATGCGGTGTCGATGCTGCGCGGTCTGGGGCTGAAGGTCACCCGCCTGCCAGACGGCCGGTTCACGGTCACCGCCAACGGGAAACCGGCGAAGTCCGCGATCGACGCGGTGCAGCGGGCCCGTGACGGCCTCAAGGACAAGACGATCACCCTGTCGGCACGGGACCGGGCCAGCGCGGCGGCGCGTGCGATCCAAGCGGCGATCAACGCGCTCCGCAGCAAGACAGTCACCGTCACGACCGTTCGGGAAACGATCGCGAAGTACAGCACGATCGGCCGGCCCGCGCAGGGCCAGGGCGGGGTGTCGAAGTACGCGACCGGCGGCCACATCACGGGCGGCTCCGGTGTCGAGGACGATGTGCCGCTGTTGGCGATGGGCGGGGAGTTCATCGTCAACAAGCGGCAGACGGCCAAGTACCGGTCCATGCTGGAGGCGATCAACGAGGACAGGGTGCCGCGCTTCGCGAAGGGCGGCGTCACCGCAGCGGAGAAGACCGCCCGCGCCGGGCTGTCCGGGCAGTTCGGCATCTCTCACTTCGGCCGGATGGCCGGGTATCACACGACTCCGTTCGAGCGGTCCCTCGGTAGCCCTGCTGATCTGGGCAGTCTGACGCAGGCGTTGAACGAGGCCGCGGGCCAGATCAAGGCTGCGTTCAGCGGCCGGAAAGAAACGGGCCTGCTCAAGGAACTGGACTCCGTAGGCAAGAGCCTGATCCGGTACGACAAGAGCCTGTACAACGTCACCCGCAGTCTCGACAGCGCGAAGACGAAACTCGACGGCCTGAAGAACTCGGCATCGCAACTGTCCGACAGCGTCAAGAGCAACGTCCTGTCGTCGTCGAGCATCACCCAGGGCGTCTCTGCCGGGAGCACCGTCACCGTCGCCTCCCTCATGGGCGGGCTCACCCAGTCGAGGGATAAGGCGTCGGCGTTCGCGGACGCGTTGAAGGGCCTGAAGTCGAAGGGCCTCGACAAGGGGTTGATCCAGCAGATCGCCGAAGCTGGTGTCAACGGCGGCGGCCTAGAGACCGCGGGCGCGCTGCTGGGGGCGTCGTCCTCGGAGATCTCGTCGATCAACAGCCTTCAGGGACAGATCGGGAAGGCCGCGTCCTCGGCTGGGAAGACGACAGCGGACGCGGTGTACGGGGCCGCGATCAAGGCGCAGGAGAAGCTCGTCACCTCGCTGACCAAGCAGCAGGACAAGCTCGAAAAAGCCATGAGCAATCTCGCGAAAGTGATGGAGAAAGCCCTCGCGAAGGCGGTCAAGGGGAAAGCCTCGGGCGGCATCGTCGGCGCCGCGGCGTCGGGTGGCCTGCGCGGGGGTCTGACGTGGGTGGGCGAGCACGAACCCGAGCTCCTCGATCTCCCGGTCGGCTCCCGGGTGTGGTCCGGTCCGGACTCGCGCCGCATGGCCGGCGGAGGCGGCGGAGTGGTGCGGGTGGAGCTGGAGATTCGCTCCAGCGGTTCCTCCCGCTACGACGAGTTCTTGGCCAGGGAGTTGCGCCAGTTCGTTCGTGTCCGTGGCGGCAACGTTCAGGTCGCCCTCATGGGCCGACCGGCATAAGGAGAGAGATGCATCGCTACAAGTGCTTCAACGGGCCTGCGCCGACAACGGCGGCACAGCAGAAGGTGACGACCGGCACAACGATCAAGACCATGCTGCAGATCGCCCCGCCGTCGACGCGGCAGATGCAACTCATCAGCTGGGGTTTCACCCTGGACGGAGTTCCCGGGTCCGCCGGGCAGGTCGAGCTCATTCAGACCGACGTGGCTGCTTCGACCGGTACAGCGCATGTCGCCGCGGGTGTGCAGCCGCTGGACCCGAATGCCCCGGCTTCCCTCGTCCAGCTCGGCGCAGCGCTGACGGGCTACACCTTCACCACGGAAGGCGCCACCACCGCCACCCGCACGTTCGACGCGAACCTCGTTCCGCCGACCGCCGGTGCCACGGACATCAACTACACGTACCAGTGGATGCCGGACGAGCGGCCCATCATCGCCGTATCCAAGTTTCTGCGAGTACGGGCGACGTTCGGCGCCGCGGTCAACATGACGTGCTGGATTGTTTGGGACGAATGATCGATGACGGGAAGTGTTGCAGCGCATGTGATGGGCTGGCAGCGCCGTATGGGCGGCGTGGCGGGCCCCCTTGGCGCGTCCGGGGAAGCCTCCACCGGTGCCCCCGTGACGGTGGAGCTGCTCGTCAACGGCACCTGGGTCGACATCACCTCCTACGTGATGGTCCGTGACGACCGG